CGCCAAGTTGTTGGGCATACCTGAGTCAGCCGCCATCACTTGTGTTAAACCGTCAGGGACGGTGAGTCAGTTGGTTAATTCATCCAGCGGCATCCATCCAAGGCACAATTCTTTTTTCATTCGTAGGGTTCGCAACGATAAGAAAGACCCCATCTCACAGGCTATGATAGATGCAGGTGTTCCTTACCATAGTGACCCACGCAACGATGGATCATGGGTGTTTGAGTTCGGCATGAAGGCTCCCAAGGGGGCTATCACAAGGCACGACATCACTGCCCTTCAGCATCTGGATATATGGAAAAGGTTTGCCCTTAACTGGTGTGAACACAAGCCATCTATCACTGTCTCTGTTAGAGAGAACGAGTGGGTAGAGGTAGGAGCATGGGTGTATAAGAACTTTAACATTCTATCTGGTGTTAGCTTTCTTCCACACGCAGATAATGATCACAGCTATGAGTCAGCACCCTATGAGGACTGCTCACCTGAGACATACAGGAAACTAGCCAAGACCTTACCCGCTGAGATAGATTGGGATGCGGTAAAGGAGGAAGAGGATCAGACCACTAGCAGTCAGGAGTTCGCTTGTATGGCTGGGGTATGTGAGATATGAGCATTAGGGATATTGCAAAAAGAAGGCATGACATACATAAAAATCATGCTAGTTCTAGACCATTGTCCAAAGACTATGAATTGGTTGGCCTCTCTGGGGAGATAGCCTTTGAAGAATTTGCCAACATAAAAGCAGACCTATCAGAGCGACCTGAAGGCGACCATGGAGTAGACTTTATAACCCCCAATGGTATGACTATAGATGTTAAAACTGCTAGAAGGGCGTATAATTTAATCCATGAAACTGGAAAACAATTTGCGGATATATATGTGTTGGCTCAATATGATGACCCCACTGAAAGGGCTACGTTAATAGGTTGGGAATACGGAAACACATTAGCTAAAGCGCCCAGTAAAGATTTTGGTTATGGAATAATAAACCATTACATATCCAAAGATAAATTAAGACCGATGCTCGATATCAAAAAGGTATGCAAGATATGAATACTTCTAGTAACCACTACCAAGCAATGATAGAACAGGGAGCAAGCGCCCCATGCAAAGACTGTCACTATGAAAGGGTGTGCCAAGAGGGATTCACCTGTGAACAGTATAGGAAGTGGGAAGATACGAAACAGAACGAATGGGCAAAGAAACGTAACACGTTCAGTAAAGTACCGGACAGAGCAATATGAGACAACCATTAAGAAAGATGGTGAATCCTTGGCCGCTAAAGGAAGAGGATATTAATGAGAACCTGTGCAAGCGTTGTGCCTTGTGTTGCTCAATGGACATAAAGCCCAAGTGGGCAGACGAAAGAATGATGGATACATTGAGTGCGATGGTAGAAAAATCTACTGATATAGCTTTCTTGGGAGATGGCATCCGAATCAAATGCTCCCATCTGAGACAAACAAAACATGCCGAACATCCTACTTGGGAGTGTTCTATCTACGATGATAGGCCACAGTTATGTGAAGACTTCAACTGTGTTTCTTGGGCAAAGGTCAGCAACAACAGAGAGCGGTATGGTCAGGTGTTAGAGGTTCTTAAAAGATTAAGTAGTAACGATAGGCCGAAAGCATTTGGAGGAACCGCATGAATCTTCTTATTATCCCTGATGCCCATGCTGCACCGGACTATGACAACGAGAGGTTTACGGCGGTGGGTCAGTATCTAATGAGGGAGCGCCCAGAACATGTGGTATGTATGGGTGATTGGGCTGACCTGCCGTCACTTTCTTCCTATGACAAGGGAACAAAGGGGTTTGAGGGTAGGCGCTACAAGAATGATGTAGCCAGTGCCATTGAAGCCCAAGAGAAGTTCTTTGCCCCCCTGCGTGAACACAATGAGAGGAAAAGAAAGAACAAGGATAAACAATACAAGCCCAAGTTCTATATGTGCCTTGGTAACCACGAGGATCGCATCACCAGAGCAACCAATTCAGCCCCGGAATTAGATGGAGCTATATCCATAGACGATCTCCAGTACAAGAAGTTTGGGTGGAAAGTCGTGGACTTTAAGCGCTCTCTCACCCTGTTTGGGATAACCTTCAGCCATTACTTCACCACTGGCATATCAGGAAGGCCCATCAGCAGCGTTCATTTGGGCCACACGCTCGTTTCTAAGTTACACTGTAGTGCGGTACAGGGTCACACCCATCTGTACAACCACGCTGAACAGACGCGCCCTGACGGGCAGAAAATATTCGGACTTAGTGCCGGATGCTTCAGTCACCCAGACTACACTGAGAACTGGTGCAAGGATACCGAACACCAGTGGTGGAGAGGGGTGATTATGTTGCGAGAACTAGATGGTGAAGGGTACTATGATGAGATCGTTGCGGTCACTCAACGAAAACTTCTGCGTGATTATCCTTAGCATCCTTGATAGACACCACACATCCTGTCGGGAAGGCGTGAAAGCCGTACCACTCTCCCTTCTCGTCCTTGGTAGTCGCTATCTTGACTACCTTCTTGTTCTTTTTGACGAGGTATCCTATCGTCCATAGACGTTGAGGCTCTACCTCGTCCTCTTTTTCCCACCCGCACGTGGCTAGTATGTCTACCCATTCCACGACCACGAGGCTCATGAGGTAATCGCGGCGAATTCTTTCTTTGCTTCTCTGACCTCATCTATACGCCTACGAAACTCTTCAATCTGTCTGCTCTTCTGCGACTTGGATAGGCTCTTATCCTGTCTAGTCTTGGTGATGTCACCACGCAGTTCCTGCTGCTCAGTGTTGTATCTCTTCATCCTAATGGAGCGTTCATTTTTAGAAATGGGGTAGAGGTTTAAGCCAAGCATATACAGTATGGCTGTGACCTCATCTCTCTTTGGCTCTCCATAACGGTTAGTTCTTCCCCCAATTGCATCTATTATCCTGCCTTCTACTAGGCTTGGGTCTAGTCTAGCCAACGCCTCTATCAAAGAGGAACCACCAATGAATCCTCTGTCGCTCAACCACGGGGGCATAGCTTGCGCCCATGCGTAACTTAGAATGTCGAACCCTTTGTCAGCCGCCGAACCCTTCTCATCATAGACGGATCGCTTTGTAAAGTAATCCTTGTTGTGAAGAATTGCGGCTCCCCATTGGAAGCCGGGAGGTATAAGACCTACAGATTGTAACCCTTGTACTGGGTTACCTCGCGCCATGTCTCCTATTGCGTTAGTCAATCCACCCCATGGGACCATCCATGATGCATCGAATGCTCGAACCCTTCCCTCGCTATCCTTGAAAGGCCACAACATTCCATGCCCAGTCTCCCTTATCCACTCAGGCATTAGTTCCCTAAACTTGTCCCACTCATCATCCTCAAACGGGATGCTGCCAAAGGCTGCTTGTGCCGCCATGTAGAATCCTACGTAAGGAAGGAACCTCATTGGGTGACGAGCCATTGTCTTTAGCATCTTAGGAATCACCTTGACTTGGAAGGTGATGAAGGGTGCGCCAAAGAAAGACGAGCGAATTCCACGTACCGCAGAAGATACCTCACTGTAATCAAACAGTGCATCGTTAGCTTCCATGACAGCCGCATATGGCAAGTCAATTAGTTGGCCACCCGGACCTTCGTTTTCTTTTCTGATTTCTTGAAGTTCAGCTTGGCTGTTGTCCAACTTGTACTGGATCATGGCTACCTTACCTACCATCTCCAGCATTTGGTACATGTTACCGCCAGCATCTGCTAACTTAGCCCATGCCTGTTTAGCTTTGAACATGGAGCCATGCACACCATCCTTCTGCATTGACTTGATGACAGATTCAAGGGCGTTAAGTTCAGCCGCTCTCATCGTGGTCATACCAACCCCGTAATGCTTGGCAATCTCAAAGCCATTCATCATCACGGTTTTTGTTTTCCGTGGGGTGTTGCGCCTTACAACGTCAGCTTCTGCTACAGCTTGGCGATAAGCCTTGTCTATTGCCTTCTTCTGTTCTGCTACCCTACCCCTTATTGCCTTCTTCTGTTCTGATGTTAACCCTTCCTTGGCTAAGTCCTTTTCCCTTTTAACATCTAACTCTTCCTTGTCCTTTTTCCTTTTGGCGTCCAAGCTTTTCTTTTCTTCTTCAAACTTTGTGGTCGCGTCTGCGTCAGCTACACGGATACCATCTTCGTTTCTCTCATCCACCTCGACAGCGTAGGTTTTGTAGTCACCCTCTTTTCCTTTGTACATCTTGAGTGCCATACTCAAATACTCAGGCTGTTTATGGAATGGAAGACCACTCAACTGTAACAACATGGTATTAGAGAAAGCATTTCGCATCACACTGGGTGGGTTAAGAGGAACCTTAACAGTCTTGAATATACCCACCCACTCTGCATGGCGACCATGGGGGCTAAAGATTTTACCCATGATACCTTCCTCTCCAAAGAACTGAGAGGCGTTACCCCTTACGTCATCATAGATTTCCTTCCTTATCCATAGGCCAGCCATGGCTCCGAATCTTTGTTGATCTGGAATCTGTTTGTATTGTTTGGTACTGAATTCAGGGTCTGCCTTCTTAAGTTCTTTTGAATAGTAAGCTTCAAGCCCAGCCTCTACTACTTCAGGAGAAGCATCCTTAGATATGCCAGCCTTCTTGTAAAACTCAAATACTATCTTCTCGAGTTCGCCTACTTTCTTTATGGCATCTGATTCCTTCTTTCCAGTGGACGCATCAGCCAATACTTTCCAAGAATCAGCCTCCCTTCTTAAGGATGCTATGGTCCTGCGTCTTTTCTTTCCATCTATCTCTACCACAATCCATTGGTTTGGCATTACCCAAGGCGCTTGCCCTTTGTTAAATGCAAATTGTTGAGATACAGTTTCAAGAAACTCCACTAGAATTAAGTCCTGCATGGGAATAGTGATCGCACGATACGCAAGGTAGTTCACATCCTTGATCTGTTGCATTGCATCCTTCATTCTGTCATGCATCTCAACACGTTCTTTTGTCCAATGCATCTGGCTTGGAGTCATTCCAGTGGGAAGAGAGGTTGGGTTCCTACTACTCAGTAAATGTAGAAGGAACACATTAGGTAGGTAGGCATCATACAACTTGTTGTACTGATCAATCTGATCTGGTCCTATCAAGTTACGTGACACAGCCTCTTTTCCTATCGTCCTGATTAACTCCTTGTATTCGACAGATGCTTCTCTAAGTTCAGGATTCTTAATATCCATTTCGTTAGCATCTTTAGTCGTAAAGAAATTGAAGAGCTGTTCGTTCTCTTCTGGAGTTAAGGAGTCGTACATCTTCAACACTTCCTTTCCTTTCTCTTGGAACTCAGCCATGCGTCCCTGTGCTACAGAGCGCAACTGTTTATACCACCCCTTGAAGGGGAGATATGCCAGAGGTG